AAGGCCCATGGCACTTAACCACCCTACATCATAGATAGCATTGTGAAATATCTTATCGCACGGTAAATCTAATATCTTTTGTAATTGTCTTTTAAAAACTTTCTCGTCAAAGTTGCCACCACCAGGATGTGCAAGAGGAAAGTATCCTTGCCAACCGTCCACGGCCAACGCTACACCAATAACTTTACCTTTTTTAGTAGCCCAGCCAGCACCTGTTGTTTTTAAATTAGGGTCATGAGTTTCTAAATCAATTGCAATCTCTGTAGCAGCTTCAAGATTAGGAATGTTTTCTGGAGGAACCCACTCACTAGGTGCTTGAAATAAAGATGGCTGTCTCACTTATCCCTTTCGTTAAGTTCTCCCGCAATAGCTGCATAGGCGGCTAAGTCTATGTAGCTGTCTGTTTTATGTGCATGCATTAGTCTTGCTACTTTAACTAAAGCCATACACATCGCTACGTCATGTGCTGTTATATCTTTGCGGAGGAAAATAGACCACAACGCAGCAATGTTCTTGTGATTAGTAAGCTTATCACCATAATCTTCCTGGCGATCCTTACCTATTAATTCTTTTGCTAGTTCTAAAATGTTTTGAGAGATCATTAAAATATTTCCTGAAATTCTCGTGTGGATTCAGATTCAATAATATGTAAAGATTTTTTTGCTCTTGTTACTCCCACGTAAAACACTCGCCTCTCATCGTCTTGTTGCAAAAAATAGTTGTCATCAACTTTTTTTGGTAGATCTGTTAATAGCATAACATGGTCAGCTTCGCCACCCTTAGCTGCATGGATCGTAGATAATTTTATATTTTTTGATACATTAAAGTCTTTTTGACGCTGTAATGCAGCGTTTATATATATTTTCTGAGAGTCTGGTATAGTATCTAAAGCATAATCCCAAGGTCTATCCTTATGTACATTTAACCCATGGTCCAAAATTAAAGTATGATGATCATAATCTTTTTCTTCATCAGCACCACGCAGTTCTTTATATCCATGTGCTATATGATTATTACCAGACATATAATAATACATATCCTTTACCATGCGAAAAGGAATACAACCTCCTTCTTGTATTCTCTTCCATCCAATAATAGCATTCAACATTTTCTCTGATACACTTGAACGATTATATCTTTCAAAAAACAATCCTCTTGTTTTAAGGTCCTCGGCTATTTGATCTAATAAATAATTTGTACGACCTAATATTAACCAAGTTCCTTTTGTTAAATCCATTGTGTAATTTAAACGACTACGATGATAAGCAACTTTACCTTCTTCTTCTCGTGGCTCCCATTCTTTTTCTACTCTATCAGCAACAGAAGTAATTATTTTTTGAGCAACCTTATGGACTTTCTTAGGAATACGATAAGACTTATTAAGTATTTCTCTTTTACTTTTGATCTTTTTTAATCTTCCAACATCAGCACCGGCCCAATTAAATATAGCCTGGTCATCATCCCCTGCAATGTAAGCACGATCAGCCTTACGAATAAGTTGCTCTACCATTTGCCATTGAATAAAACTTAGGTCTTGGGCTTCATCAACAATAACTACATCTAAGGTAGGCGCATTATCCATCTTAATAAATTCTAAAATCATATCGGTAAAATCAAACAAGGTATGTTTCTTTTTATATTGGGCTATCCCTCTCTCGACATAACTTAATTTTTCAAACCCACCATCTAAGTGTAAATTACTTCTTATAAATTGATTTTGTAATGATACCCCTTGGATCTTTGCTTGATCTATTAAAGATAAATAAATATCTTTAGGGCTAGAAATTCCTAATTCATTAACAGCTTTATTTGGATTATCTATTTTAATTTGTAGCCAGTCAGAGAGTTCTTTATAATTTAAATCACCCATCACATCCCCTGGTTTTAAATTTAAATGATGGTAAGCTAAACTATGAAGTGTTCTAAAATAAGTAAAATCTTTTTTATCTAATTTAAATTTTATTATCGCTCTTGTAACAGCTTCTCGTGCAGCTTTTTGTGTAAAAGAAAAGTATCCTATTTTTCCTACAGGTGTACCATTATTAATTTCTTCCTCTACTATATTTAATAGTCGTGTTGTTTTACCTGTGCCAGGTGGACCAAACACAGTCACAATTTTCTCTGCGTGTCTATCGTTTAGAACCATCTTCATCCTGAATTAACATTAAATTTAACTTGATCATTTTTAAATCATCAACTAACATTCGCCTTGTTAATTTTTGTCTTCTATTCTCTGCCTTAGCTACAAGCTTAGAAGCTATAGCTAAAGTTTCTTTAATTAGTTTGCTCATTTTTTATCCTCCAATCCTGTTGCCTCTGGATGACTCCAATAATCTTTACGAAGTATTTTAAAAAGTTTGTAGCAGCTATCACAATAAAATTTATCTTTCGGATCTTCTATTACTGCATCGTTGTCACAGTTTTTACATTTTACATATTCATCTGACATTAAAATGGTACCTCCTCATTATTATCTTTTGGTAAATTAAATTCATCTTTTTGTTTTTCTATTTTTGGAACCCACCATACTCGTGTATTCCTACCTCTAATCCTACGAACAACACAATCTCCATTCAATTGTCTAAGTCGTGCACCTATTCTTGTAGGATCAAACCCTTTAAATCTTTTCTTCTCTAAATATTCTTCTAACTTTGCCATTAAGAAATATGTTTTATCTTCTTCAGTAAATGCTTTACCTAATCGCAGTTCATCTAAATGAGTTCCTTCTCCTTGATCTAAAATGAAAGCCTCCAAGTGTCCATCAAATCGTCCCTCTATTCTTACATCATCCGGCATTTCAATTACTTCTACATTCTCAATTAATTCTTTTATTTTATTCATCCACTCTTGACGACTCACGGTATTTAACACCACATTAATTTGATCAATACATGCAAGAATAAATTCGGATTGATTATAAAGTTGCCGAGTAGATAAGCTTACTCCCTGACCATCGACACTTATAAACCAAACAGAATTATCTGATTGATACTTTTGTAAGTTAGAAAATTTATGTTCATAAGCAAAGCCAATACCATATTCTCTTTTGCGACATTCAATTGAGTCACAAAAAGCACACATAGGTTGGTCTTTACATTTGTATTGGTATTCTTGTTTTGTATGTTGATTGATTATTTTTTGTACTTGTTTATATTCTAAAGGGGGAGTGATATGTTGATGATTAAAAGAAGAAACTTTATCTTCCCATCCCTCTTTCCATTTCTTTTTTGCATACACTGCATATTGATAAAGAGTATTATCTCTTCCTCCCTCTCCAATTCCTTGATCCATTAATGTTTGAATACAAGGAGGACCATCGCTTAACTCATTCTTCTCATCTATATTAACTTTAGGTTTTACTTTATTTAAGTCTTTGACTTTGTATTTATTATAGAGCTCATAAAATTCTTGCAACGAAGCAGAAGTACCATCGTCCAAAAAAGCATAGCGATTAGACTCATCGCCATTAAAATAGGGAAGATTAAGAAAATTACCAGTATCGCCCCTTTCAGTATTGAGTTTAATTTGTTTAGGAAATACTTCACAATTACCATACCCTAGTACTGCAGCTAATTGAGTTAACTTATTACGAAGATCTTCTGCTGCAACTGGATCTTCTGTAAATAAAAATAAATGTGCACCACCACTTTTAGATCGACATACTATAAAAGGTAGTTCTAATTTTCTAATTTTTTCTATAATTTTTTTATGTTCTAAAGGATAAGTATCAATATCAATACAACCCCAAGAACAAGTGCTATCATCTCTAATGGGGATGATACCAAGACTAGGTTCCACACCCTCAAGATGATTCTTCCATAATGTATCTGATACATTATCTTTTTTAATGTATGCATTTCCTCCCTGCTTTCCATTTTTTAAATCCCCAGAAAGGTATTGGCCATAGGCTCTATCTAACCCGGAAAATATTTGTTTAAATTTTTCTATACTCATAAGACAGCTTTGTTTTGCGAGTCGTTGGGTGTATAAGTTTAAATGAACCTCGTTGGATACCTATACACCCTAGTGAAGTGACTCGAACCTCCATGCCTTTTGGAACTACCCAACGAAACTAAAATGGAGTTTTATCGTTTTGTTTTTCTTCCATATCAGGTACTAACTTATCTTTAGCTAGTGCCATCTCTTCAGAAAACGAACGAGCTTCTTTAACCTGTGCCTCATTTGAAAGCATTGAATCAACTTCAATCTTCCATTTGTACCAGGTTTTATCCCCGTTCTTTGTCTTTTCTGATTTCAACAAATACGAATGAGACCACATCGGTGGTGTAAAATGTACACCCTCCGAATTCTTGATCTTCAAATTCTTCATCTTGCTATTCCAATTTCTACTTGGAGTTAGCTGTGATGACTTCATTGATATAACAGCTTGACTTGTCTCTCCCTTCCCACCAATTATTAATACAAAGTAATTTGCTGTCTCTTCAATGTAATTACCTGAATTATCATTGGTGTAATATTTACTATCCTCCCCACGAACAGTATTGTTCATGACATCTTTGGATTGATGCACGGCCACCGGCCCTTTAGCACCACTTCCAACCGGAGCCCATTCAACGTACGTTTTATGGTAGACACAAGGAACCACTTTGACTCCTTGATCTGAAGGCCACCAGTCGCCAGTCACAGAGTTAAATATATGACCACTTCTCAGTGATTCATCATTCTCTATTTCTGGAGACATAGCTTGTAGTAGTTTTAATCGAGGAAGTTGCAGATCATCTGCATTCATATCCTCAAAACCAGTTTGTACATTTTCAAACTGACTCATGATTGCAACGGCCGAACTGCCATTGTTTTTTTTCACAACTGTTTTATTCATAATTTATACCTCATTGTTTAAAGTTACGATTGTTTGATACTGACTTTATTAAGCCTAAAGGCACCAAACAATTTATCATCAAAGTCTACTCCATCTCTGGATTTTGCATTCAAGTACGACCGAAGTGTACTTGGATGTATTGATGAATTCTCATTCGGAACGAGTCCCGAATCTTCTGCTAGTTGTCTGAATTCCTGAGCAATTTTATCTTCGCCCTTTTTGAAATCCACACTTACTATGTTCTTTATTATATCACCATCTCCTTGATCTCGCACCCAATTAAATGCAGCTACTTTATTTTCTTCTTTAATACTGCAATAGAGTTGCTCTTTCGTAGTGACTTTAGATCCATCAGTTAGTTTTAATTCTGATACACCTTTTGATTGTAAAAGATCAGTAATACTATCTGCTAGGACCTGCTCTTCTTCTTTTAATTTTTTGACCATTGTCTCAGCCGTCATGATCTTATCTTGGATAGCTTTTATTCTTTCCAACTCTGCGCCTAGCTGACCTAGTGCCTCATCATCAATTTCATTAAAAGCTTTAGTAGATTCTTCTTCAAATAAATTAGTTATTTTATTCATATCTATTCTCCCACATTATCTTTTATTATTTACTTGCATTAAATCTTATAGTCAAGTATAAAAAAAATTATTTATGGGTGAATATAAATTTAAGACAAAACCTTACGATCATCAGCTAAAAGCCTTAGAGAAGTCGTGGGATAAAGAATATTATGGTCTCTTTATGGAGATGGGTACTGGTAAATCTAAAGTTTTAATTGATGAAATTGCTAGTCTTTATATGCGAGGTAAGATTTCGGCTGCATTAATTGTTGCTCCTAAAGGTGTGTATAGAAACTGGGAAAAGGGGGAACTACCTGCTCATATGCCTGATGAAATACCACTTCATGTGGCTGCATGGAAAGCTCCAAGTGAGATGACGATCCAAGATAAAAAAGATTTAAAAGAAATATTAATAGCTAATGGTAGACTTCGTATACTCTTAATGAATGTTGAAGCCTTTAGTGGAGTAAAAGGTAGTAAGTTTGCGGCACAGTTTTTACACAAATCTAACACACTCATGGCCATAGATGAAAGCACCACGATTAAAACACCAAGTGCTGCTAGAACAAAAAACATTTTAAAGATTGGTAAGTTAGCTAAGTATCGTAGGATTATGACAGGTTCTCCTGTCACTAAGAATCCTTTAGATGTGTACTCCCAATTAGAATTTTTAAGTGATCAGATACTGCGCCAACATTACTGGGCGTTTAGATCTAGGTATGCGATTATGCGTAATGTGAACTTTGGTCCACGCTCCACGCAACTTATTGTTGGGTTTCAACGGATCCCGGAATTAAATAGAATTGTAGAACATCATTCATACCGAGTACTCAAAGAAGATTGTTTAGATCTTCCGGATAAAGTTTATGAAAAAAGATTTGTTGGTCTCACTCCTGAACAAGTGAAAGCGTATGAAGAGATGAGACGATTTAATATAACGGAACTTAAAGGGGAAACCATGACAAGTTTATCAAGCCTCACGGCTCTTATTCGATTACATCAGATAAGCTGCGGTCATATTGCTCTTGATAGTGGAGAAACAAAACCTTTGAAAAGCAATAGGATGAACGAACTTCTTAATGTTCTTGATGAAGTTGAGGGTAAGGTTATCATCTGGGCTAGTTATAGATTTGATCTCAAACATATTGAAGAAACATTAAAAGAAAAATTTGGAGATGAGAGTACAGCTTCTTATTTTGGAGATACAAAAGATAAGGACCGACAAGCAATTGTTGAACGATTCCAGGATAAGAACTCTAAGCTAAAATATTTTGTAGGTAATCCATCAACTGGTGGATACGGCCTAACATTAACAGCAGCTCATACTGTAATTTATTATTCGAATACCTATGACTTAGAAAAGCGAATGCAATCTGAGGATAGGGCGCACAGAATTGGTCAAGTTAATAAAGTGACTTACATTGATTTGATTAGTGAGGGAACTATAGATGAAAAAATTGTTCAGAGCTTACGCAGCAAGATTGATATCGCAAGTGCTGTGATGGGTGAGGACGTTAAACAATGGTTAATTGAACCAGTAAATAAAAGGAGAAAATGATGGATACATCTAAATATAAATCAGTAGCCACGAAAATGGATACTTATCATAAGGCCAAATTAATGGCTGAGAATACACATAGAAGCATTGGTGCTTACATTTCTATGGTCATTGATGAGGCTTGGAAGAAACAAAAACCTGCATTAAAGAGTAAACTTAATAGTGCCTCGTAAACTTTCTCTTGAAGTGAGATTGAAAAGAGCGCTGGAAAAAGTATCGAAGTCAGCGCTTCGAGACCCACGGACCAGGGAACAAATGGTTGTTCGCATGAGGTGGGAACGTTTAAGAAATATTGTTTGGAGAAGATATGACCAAAAAAATATGTCCGAATTGTAATGGTAATGGATTCACACGACATACTTGGGAGGCAACAGATGTGATAATTCAATGCAAAGTCTGTCATTCCCAAGGAGAATTAGATGAAAATAAATATTATCCTCAGAGCTGGGATGATACAGATCATCTGGGAAAACCTTATAGAACCTTATATTATGGACCACTTTTAGATCCTGAGAGCTTTCCTGGATATAAAATTGACCAAGATTAAGTAGATTTTTTATACAAATTATCTTATAATACGTCTTTTAACTAAGGCTACTTATGAGTATTCGATTGCCTGATAGTCCGATAAGAAAAATTTATCGGTGTAATAAATGTAATAAACTCTCTGTTAATTTTTGGAATTCGAAACACGACAGAACTTATACAGTAGAGGAATGGTTATCTGTTTGTGAAGAGGGAAAAGAATCTTTGCGCAAGATTTTAAGACCTATTGCAGAAGATCCTAAATTTTTTTTAGATTAAACACCACACATACCTTCGCAAACATTATCAAACATATCGTATTGTTCTGATTTTGGTTTGAACTTTACCTGATCAAGTGGTTGCATAGACCTATGTAAAAATAATTGATCTTCTTTTTTTCTTGATCCATGTCTCATCTTTTTATCGAAGTCTACTGCATCTGCGAATTCTTCTGGGCGATTGTCTTTCATGTCTTGCCAATGTGCATCATCATGAAAAGGGCAACAGATACAAGCTGACTTAGTAGGTTTTCTATGTCCACGTTTCTCGAACCAATCTTGGCATTGTCTTCTATTAATATTTAATTCTAATAATGGCCAACGATTGATGATGTATTTATCTCTTGCTGGTTTCATTCTTGCTATCTCATCTGTTGAGATTCCTATCCATTGTTCTACCCATACATTTTTCTTAACGTGTTTGTAGTATCCCACGCCTAATAACTCACGAATTTTTTTTCTAATTGGTTGGATCTTATAATCATTTGTGCATTGGCGCATGAGCATTCCCTTTTTCCCTGTCTCTGCATTGACTGTAAAGAATGGAGCTGTCGGGAATCTCGCCCCATGGTCCACGGAATTTACCATATCGTCTCGTATGTTTCCCTTCATCACTCGGTATACCGGAAAAGGTAATTGCTTTTCCAACCAATTTAAATATTCATAAACACCAGGAGGTTCGTATCCTGTGTCTGCAAAAATTGCACAATCAGGCATCGGTTGGATGTGTCCTTCTGCTGCCATGAGTGCTAGTGTTGATGATTGAACCCCAGCTCCTAGTGATAAGATTATAAGTTTAGGTGTCTTGTCGTGCTGTGGTAGTAATGTACCGAAGTATTTATCTTTCTTTAGATCCAAAGTATTTGTCCCCTGCTACAAATATCATAAAGGCGATACAAATCAAAACAATAAGTATCGCCCCTAGTAAAATATTAGTTATCATTATTTTCTTTTTCGTTTTCTTTGCGTGTTATTTCAGAGGCTTGTTTCATCCAAAGTTCAATATCACTATAAGGGAAAGCAGCATTTTCTTTTACCTTTTTATCAAAGTATTTAATAGCCTTCATGTTATGGTCCTCGCCTGTAAATATTCTTCCGGCCTCAACTTTAATAAGCTGCCACTTACCATTAATTTTTACCACGATTGTTTTCATGCTACCTCCTCTGGTTCTCTCATTCCATCATCATAATTAGGATCATTAACTCTATCCCAAATGTCCTGATGTATTGCACCATGCTTTAAACAAAACTGAAGTTTTGATAATTCAGTTGCCTCTTCTTCCATAGTAAGCAACCATTCTTTTATTTTACCCATATTTACCTCCGGTTAAAGGGTTATTTATATACTAAATATCCCATGTAATATAAGATGTCAATAGAAAATGGTCCCTCACACAGAAGAATGAAAACTATGTGAGGGAAGGGAGTGAATAACCTCTTTTTGATCGAGGCAATA